ATAGTGTCACTAATACAAAAGTTGCTAGTTCAGTTATTACAGGTCAAACAGCAATTACATCACTAGCAGATACCGATAAGTTTTTAGTATCTGATGCAAGCGATAGTGGTAATCTTAAATATGTAGAGAAACAATATTTGCCTAGTGGTGGATTAACTTTAGTAGATTCTGGCACAGGCTCTAGTGTTACAAATATAAATATAGATAGTGTTTTTACTAATTCTTATAAAGCATATAAATTTGTTGGTGGTTTTAGACCAACAAATAATAGCGAGAATTTATGGTTTGTTTATAGGTCTGGTGGCTCAAATTCTGGTAATTTTGAATATAGATATGTTGTTAAAGGATTTATTGCTGAAAGTACTGGTGATTCAGAAGCACGACAAAACGCTTGGGGCAATCCTTATTGGAAAGTAAGTACAAATGGAGCAAGTAATAATAGTAATTATATGCAGTATGTTGATATGAATATTATGAATCCAATGGCTACGAGTACAACTTTTGGTGCAAACTATACATCTTCTTTTGGTACATCAATGTTATACACTGGAAGTAGTGCAGTTGTTTATTCTACTTTTGCTATGAATTATCAAACAGCAGGCAATTATGATGGATTACATATTACTTTTGCTAGTTCAAATATTAGTTCCTACAATTATCAAATTTATGGATACAACCCAACTTAGAGAGATTAGATATGCCAAGATATAAAATGATGAATAATGTAAAAGTGCAATTTACAGCAGAAGAAGAAGCTGAAAGAGATGCACAAGAAAAAGCATGGAATGATACAAAAGCTGAAAGACAATTAGAAGAAATAAAACAAATCAGATTACAAAAATTAATGGAAACTGATTATCTTGCTAACTCTGATGTAACAATGCCAGACAATATAAAAACTTGGCGTCAAAGTCTTAGAGATATTCCACAAAATTTTGGCACAGAAGAACAATACGATTTACTCTTGGCTCGTGATGAGCAAGGAAACTTAACACATTCAATTTGGAGTAAACCATAATGGCACAGACATTTTTAAATTTAGCACAAGGAGTTACAGGTACTTTGCCTACAAGTAATTATGCTGATAATGGAAAAATACTTCAAGCTGTTCATTATAGAAAAGACGCAGATGTAAGAATGAGTGGTGACGGTGTTGTTCATGCAAGTATAAATATCACACCCTCTGCAACAAGTAGCAAAATTTTAGTTTTAATATCAGCAACTATTGAAGGCTCTGGAACAACAGCTGAATATGCTTTTGTTTATTTAAGAAGAAACATAAGTAGCACTATTACTACAACTGTTCAAATAGCGAACGCACTTGGCTATCAAGCAACAGGAGGAAAAAGGCATACTATTTCTTGTAATTCTTTAGATGAGCCAAATACAACAAGCCAAGTGACTTATGAATTATATCATGATGAAGCGGCTGGTAGTGGTATCAACTATGACTACTATGAAACAAATTATACTTTATTAGAAATTGGTGCATGATTAATCCTTGTCCTGATTGTGGTGCTACAACAAAAGCAGATTGTAAGTGTCCTGAGGAGTGCGATACTTGTTCCGCATAATATTTTTTAACCTTTTTGTTTTGATCATATTATTATTTTTATTTTCTCTTGCGAACCCAGTCTTAGCTAACAACTCACAAACAAATGAAAGTGGGTCCAATACGTTAATCGACGGCAACATGACCACAAACAACACTTATTCAGGGGGACAAACCAACACAACAAACTCAACATCAACTAACACCTCCACAGCAAGTCAAATACCAGTTAACAGTGCTAACTCACCATCTTATTCTAGTATGAGTCAAGATGTGTGTTCAATGGGTGTTAGTGGTTCTGTATCATCTTCTCTTGTCGGTATCTCAGGAGGTAAACATGTGTATGATAAAGAATGTATTCGCTTAAAATATAGCAAATTATTAATGGACCTAAAAATGAATGTCCCAGCGATTACGTTGCTCTGTCAAAAAAAAGAAATTTTTATAAGTTTTATGGAAGCCAATACACCTTGTCCATTTCAAGGAGTTATAGGTCCTGAAGCACGAGCATTATGGGAAAAGTATCCTAAACTTAGACCTGACTACGAGGAATACATGGCAAGGTTAGAATACATGGAACAAGTAGATTTACAATTAATAAAAGAGAAAGTTAAAAATGAACCTGTTCAAAATCCTATTATTAACGTTCATAACTAGCTTTGCTTATGCAGAGACAACAGGAAACCTACTTACAAATTCAGATTTTAGTAACGGATTAACTGGCTGGACTAATCATGGTTCAACACAAGAACATCATAATGAAATAGGAAATGAATGTGTTGGTAGTTCCCCTGATTATACAAATGCAGGATGTGGTACTACTGGTTCACTTGCTACTTTAGATAATGGAGGTATTAGTCAAACAATAACATTATCTGAAAAAACTAATATGACCAGTCTTGACATGCAAAATGGTTTTAATAGTACCATGAGTTCAGACATTTGGTTTTGGCACGGAACAGATACAGTTACTATGACGCAAACGGTAACAGGTAATAACGGTGATGTTAATACGCAATCAAGAATTATAACTGATAATCATAATAATTATCAAACTTATACTGACACCATTATTATAGGTCCTAACACGGCTACAGATTTTGATATTAAAGCATTATTAGATATTGATGATAGTGCAAATTGTAATGGTCATTGTGGTCCTGACATTGATAATGTTACTGTAAATGTCAATTATACTGTTATTCCTCCTTTTAGTGATGAGGTTAAAGAAGAAATTAATAACATATCTATAGATGACAGTTTTGTTGATGAAATTTTTTTAGATGAAATAATTTGGAATTTTGAAGAAATAACTTTTGAAGATACTATTATAGAAATTGAGGATTTAAATTTTAATGAAGTTTTAATTCTCGATACTATAGCTGGTTTTGAAGAATTTGAAGATATTGATTTTGAAGAATTAGAGGAAGCTATAGAAGAACAGCCTTTAGAAATGGAGGTAGAAGAAGAAACAATCAACATCGAAGAAGAAGATAAGATTGAAATTGCCAAAGAAAAAACAGAGGAGGTTATAGATGATACCGTTGAAAAAGAAGCCACGGAAGGGCAAGGGTTACTAGAAGAAGAAATTGAAACCGTCGAGGACGTTACTGAAATAGAAGAAGTAGAAAGTGATGAAATAGAAGTAGCTAACAAAGATATTAAAATAGATATAAATGATAATATCACTGTAGATATAAAAGAGATTACTTTATTTTCTAACAGTAACGCCTTGGAGGTTTACACTAAAAACGAATTTTATAAACCACAACAAATTTATACTGAACCAAATAACGGTTTGTTTATTCAAGCAGACTTAGGTCTGTATTACAAAAATATTTATACAGGAATTACACTAGGTAATTACATTGATGCTGACCCAATTAGCCAGCACAACAAAAAAATTTACGATTTAAAAGTACAAAAATTACAAATCTTAATTGATTTAAAAAAACTTAAAGGATTACTATGATTGATAAATTAACTAATTACGCATCTATAATAGGAGTAATAGGCGCTATTGGTGGTGGCTTTTATGCATGGGGTGAATTTAATACACGCCTTGATGGTATAGAAAGTAAAGAATTTGTTGTTAATGAAACTGTAGATTTAACTCCTATCAATGAAAAGATTTCTGATTTAGAAGTAGAAATATTAGACCGCATGTCCGCATTAGAAGATGAATGGATGGACAGAGATAATGATAGCACTGATGATATACTAAATGATATTGCAGGAATTAATTCAGACATAAAAGAATTACAAAAAGAAATAAAAATTGCAGATCAACAATTACAATCAAACATATCAGATTTACGTGGTGATACATTTAAAGAGTTTGGTAAGTTAAGAGATTTAATAAATGAACTAAGTAAATTAATTACAATTGTGCAAAAAGAAAATGAATTACAAAACATTTTAATTGACGAAATTAAAACTGAAAACTCAAATCCTTTAGGCTAATGTTTAATATAGTAGCCACGGTTTGTTTTTTACAGTTATCGACTTTACCGCCAATGTGTTTAGCTAATGCATACATACCTGTAGATTTTGAAACGAAAGATGAATGTTTATTAAAAAGAAATATTTTAGTAGATGAGATTGATCAAGATTTAAAAGACAGAAACATTTCTATGTTTTTATATTGTATAGAAAAAGTACAAGTGGAGAGTACAAATGTCTGAGTGGGAACAACAAATAAAAAATTTACAACACACACTTAATGAAATTAAAATTGAAGTTAAAGAAAACCGACAAGAAGTAATTAAACTAAAAGAAGAAATGGCCACAGGAAAGTCGGCTATACGTACTACTCTCTTTATTGGTAGTGTACTCAGTGGGATTTGGGTATTTTTAAAGTTAATTAGTAGTCAATAACTAGGACTGTTTCAGGGGGACCATGAAACTAAATAATCGCGTGTTAATAATTTCTGATTTGCACATGCCTTATCAACATCCACAAGCGTTAGCTTTTTTAACAAAGCTACATAAGAAATGGAAATTTACTAGAGTGTTTTCAATCGGAGATATTTTTGATTTAGCATCTGTGCAAGTAGAAAGACCAAGTGACCCAGAAGTGGAGTCACCTATCTTTGAAGTTAGTAAAGCAACAAAAGAAATACGAAAGCTGGAGAAGTTATTTCCTGATATGGATATACTTAAAGGTAATCACGATCTACGCATTGAACGTAAGGCCGAACGCTTTGGTATTCCTCGAAGCATGCTTAAAGATTTAAACGACATCTTTGACATAAAAGCAAACTGGCGATGGCACGACAAATACATCTTAACCCTCCCAAGCAAACACAAAGTATTCTTAACACATAACTTTAAGTCTAATGTATTAAGTAGTTCAAAAGAATTATCTTGCTCATTAATTACGGGACATTTTCACACCCAGTCAAATATAAGTTGGTGGTCCTCACCGACAAGTTTAAACTTTGCCATGTCAACTGGCTGTTTAATTAATCCAAAAGCACCAGCAATGAAATACCAAAAGTTATTTATTAAACGACCAATTTTATCAGTAGGTATGTTGATAAACGAAACACCAATGATACAACCAATGTATCTTAATGAACAAGGGGAATGGAATGGACAAGTCTGATAGATTAGTAATGGCTCAAACAATATGGGGTGAGTCAAGAGGTGAAACCAAAGAAGGACAATATGCAATTGCTCATGTCATTAAAAATAGATTAGACTCTAAAAGGTGGTTTAGTGCAGATACTTTAGAAGGTGTATGCAAAAAGAAATGGCAGTTTTCATGTTGGAATGAGAATGACCCGAACAAAGAAAAAATGGAACAGCTTACTCACGGAGATATAAAAGACTTTGTTGATATAGCGAATAATGTTTTAGATGGATTGCACGATAGTAATGTCGGTAAAGCTACTCATTACTATGCAGATTATATTAGTGAACCTAAGTGGGCAGAAGGGAAAACACCTATTGTAAAAATAGGTACTCACAGTTTTTATGAGGATATAGATTAATGTTAGGAAAATTATTAGGTGGAGATATTGTAAAAAATGTTGGTGGTATCATTGACAATCTTCACACATCAGAAGAAGAAAAAAATAATGCTAAAATAAAACTTAAAGAAATTGAAGCACAAATAAACAAAGCACAATCAGATATTAATTTGGCTGATGCACAAAGCAAAGCTGGTGGTATTTCTGGAATGTTGCAACGGTCATGGCGACCATTAATAGGTATGTCATGTGCATTAGCAATATTTTGGGAGTTCGTTGCAAAACAATTTTTAATGTTTTTTATAGCAACATTTAATATTGAAACAGCGCCATTACCTCAATTAGACATGGGCACACTAATGCCTTTGGTCATGGCACTTTTGGGTATGGGGGCATTACGTTCATACGACAAGACCAAGGGTCTTACAAAATAAAGGAGATATAATGAAATACTGGAATTGGTTTAAAGACTTAAAGAAACAATATCAAATAGCTATTGTTGTTTTAGGTATTATAGTAGTAATGTATTTTACAGGACTATTCTAAATGAAGTGTCCTCCAAAAATTAAAGTTGGATACAAGGACATTGCCATTGACCTTGTTCGTTCTGATTTCACAAAACAAACTGATTGTTATGGGGAATATCAACACCGAGCAAACAAGATAGAAATACAACAAGACTTAACGCCAAACGATTTTTCTAATACACTACTCCATGAAGTGTTACATGCAGTGGTGTATGAACATTCCCTGACCGTAGATGGAAATGTATTATGTGTAGATAGCAACGAGGAAATAGTTGTTAACTCAGTAACCAACGGACTGATGACTGTCTTTAAAGACAATCCTTGGTTCCTAAAATTTTTGCAAGACAATATTCATGGCCGACAATCTTCTTGATTTAAGAACAATAAAAGGATTTCAAGGCGCAAGCGAAACACCTTTTACTGATAATTTATTAGGAGTAAATACAGGCAAGACTATTACTGGCCAAGAATTTTCAGACAATCCAATTATAAAACCTTTCCAACAATTTAATAAAGCACTAGGCACAGGACTATTAGAGACTGGTGAGAAAGCATTTAATCTTGGAATGGGTGCAGTTAATTTACCTTTTGCTTTTGCTGGTGATACAGCAGAAGGGGTGTACGAAATGCTTCCTGAAGATTGGCAAGCTAAGACATCACAATTTATGTATAATTCAGGGGGGAGTATGGACCCCGACGAGTTTGGTGATCAATTCTATGGTCATCTAGTTGAAGGTGTTTTTGCTTTTCCTACACTATCAGAATTCCAACCGTGGTTCAGAGCCAATCAAGGTAAGAAACCACCAAAAGAAATTGTTGAAGCAATTGTTGAAAAAATTGGAACACAACCAAATCAATTTAGCCAGCAATTATATTTATCATACAATAAAAATATTAATAACCCCAAGCAATTAGTTACAAATAAAGTTGATGCACCAGAAAGTTATTTAAAAGAGATAGCTGATTTTTATGAAGGGGCCAAGCATCAACCTAATCATCCTAAAATACAAGCATCTTACGAAACATTAATAAATGAAACATTAGCACAGTATCAACACATGATTGATGGTGGTATTATTCCTAAAATTTATATTGGTTCTAAAGGTAAGCCAGAACCTTACGTATCATCAGGTCACATGATGAATGATGTTGCTAATAATAAAAGTTTAAAATTTTTAAAAACTAATTTAGATGATCTTCCTCCCGATCACCCATTAGCACAACCATCAGGAATTATATTAGACGGACAAGAATTAATAATGAATGATGTATTTCGTGTTGTGCATGATTTTTATGGTCACACACCAAATGGTTTTCAGTTTGGTCCTAAAGGTGAATACAATGCGTTTAGATCACACGCTAATATGTATAGTGATGCATCTATTCCAGCATTAGCTAATGAAACATTATTTCAAAACGCATGGGTAAACTATAATAAATCAATGCGACGTGAAGATGGTACGGTACCAAAACCAAATGACCCTGACTTTATTCCCCAGAACGAAAGACCTTTTGCCGATCAAAAAGTAATTTTATTTGATGAGTCATTACTTAATAAAGACCCTAACTTTGAAAATGTAAATGCATCTATTGGTTATACAATGGAAGAAGCAGGGCCTATGTTTGAAGGTTTAAATATAGCTGATGAAACTAAAAACGGCATTATTTATGAATATGATTGGTACACTAAATCAAAATCATGGGAAAATGATAAAGGTAATCTTTGGCATGGTTTAAAAGTTAACGCAAAAGAACAAAGTAAATTTGAAAACAATATACAAAAAAAAATTATAGATAGAGAATTAATAATTTCACAAGGCGAAACTTGGGCCGAACAATCAAAAATTAAAGCACAATTAGATACGCAAGATTTAAAAGATTTAAACAAAGTACGAGTTGAGCAAGGATTAGAGCCAATAAAAGAAACTTCTGTCGGAAAAATAAGAAATAAACCAGTAGAAGCAAAATTTGTTTCTGGCAATATAGATGGAGTTCAAACAGGTTTAAAAGACAATGAAATAAAACGAATAGCTTATATTATGTCAGATAGTATAAAAAGCACGAGTAAATATTTTGATAAAGACCCATTAATAATGGGTTTAGTACAAGATACACAAATTGCCCCATTAAGTTTAAGAAATAGAATTGATGCATTAAAAAATAAAGTAGAGTCAGGTAAGGCTACATCTGATGAGGTAAATAAATTAAATGAATTATTAGAAATAAAAGACAATCAAGTTAAGACAACATTAGCTGTAAGACAAAACAATAAATTTTTACAACCTCCTTATAGTTATTCTGAAATGGAAACTTTATCACATGAAGTAGGTCATTTATTGCATCAACAATTATCTAAAAATACTATACCAGATTTTTTACAAGGGTATAATTTCAATGTAAGTTTAGCTAAAGCTGAATTAGAAGCAGTGTCAAAAAAGATGCGTCCTAATTTATGGAATGATAAACATATTAAATCTTATAAAGGTGATATTCCTGATAAAGTTAAACAACGACATCAAGAACAAATTTATTATAGAAATAAAGATGTTGAATTATTGGCTGATTTTATAAAAGGATATTTAGTTGACCCTAAACTTACAAAAAGATTAGCACCTACAATGTCTAATATATTAAAAAATATGGTCAATGAAAGTTGGTTTAAAGATATATTAAAATTAGCTAAAGCTGATACAATGCCTAAAGATGGTCTGTTAAAAAAACAAGAAATCAATTCTGGTCTTTTAAATACAGCTATGGTATAACATTGTTATGCAGTGTAAATGTGGCAGTAAACATATATCTCATATAATATTAGACCCCGATTGGAATAATTCTAATGCGGATTTTTCTAAAACCGAGGTCTATGAATGTGAGGATTGTGGTAAAGAAATTAATTTAACTTCTTTAACAAATTCTCAGGACGAAGATTAGTATATCGTTTTAACATTTTCCAATCTTTGTGACCGCTAACTAAAGCAACCTCGGGAATATGAAAACCTTTTTCAAACAAACGACTAATACCTTCATGTCTCATGTCATTAAAACGCAAATCATCAAACTGTAATTTAGCCATCAATCGTTGCCACTGACTCTTTAATGCATCATAACTAGGTAAGTCATTACGCATCATTAAGTTATAAGCCTTTGTCGGTATTGGTATTTTTCTTTTACCAATATGTTTCACCGTCTTATGTTCATCTAAAATTAATAAATAACCATTCTTTGTTTTCTCAATTTTATATTCACGGTTAATCCATTCCGCCTTACGCATACATGTAAGTATCGCAATCTTAACGCTGGACCACAATTCAGATGACCCGTGTTTACACAACATCTTTAATTCGTAAAACGATGGACGACGATCACGCGCATCATCACCTGTAACTGGCTTCTTCACCTCCACAGCAGGATTAATTATTCGCATTTCATGTTCTTCAATAGCATGATCATAAATTTGTTTAATACGATTAACACGCTTATGAACACTGGTAGGTGCTAAATGTTTTTTACTAGTAACGTATTGCTTCACATTTTTTTTTGTTAAATATAAAGGTCCTTCTTTTATATTTAATAACAATCTAAAATCTTTTACCAGCTTCCTCACCATCCGTATCTGTGCCATTTCATCAGATAGTTCAGGTAGTTTTTCATTTTCATATAAGGTAGCTAACTCATTAAAGCATTTATTTTCTGAGTAAGTATCCAGCTTCTTACGATCTATGTCCGTAATAGTATGATGAATAAACTTTTCCGCTATAGTTTTATCAAAAAATTTTTGAGAGATTTCCACGCCTTGCATCCTGATACAAACATGGAAAACTTTAGTGCCATCTTTCTTAATGTATTCTTTCGTATATTTCATTTTGTTTCCTTTTGTGTTATTACCAAGAAAAAAGATGTCTAAGTAGGACTCTTGCCCCTCGCCATGAGACTGAAAATCCTCGTGTCGGTGGTTCGATTCCACCCTTGGGCACCATTTTTCTAGGTATTTCATACAATATAAAAATGTTCTATGTTTGTCAAACCATATAACAATGTTACCATTTTAAAGGCATTTGTGAAATATCGGGAAAAAAAGCAGGGGATAGTTAGATTAGGACTTTGTTATCTACTGGGATTACCCCCTGTTTTTCTTTAGTTTTATCAATCTTTTTAGATAAAACTCGGCTTTAAGTAGGTCCTCAATGCCGTTTTTTCTTTCGTATCTGAATAAATATTTAAATATATTAAATATTAAAGCACCTTTAAATTGTTCTTCAGATAGAAAATCTTTTGCAATATCTAGGAATTCTTTTTTCCCAGATGTGTAATGGTCAGGATGATTTACAGGGTCACTCACTTTTTACCATTTTCTCTATGTCGTATTTCATTGTTGGCCACGTATAGCCTAACTCCAAACAGATATTGAGATACCTGTGGTACAATATTAATTCTTGATTGCTCAACCAATGATACCTGTTGCCCTTCTTCGACAAGGGTCACAAAATCTATCAAACTTTGAGTTTGAATAATAATTAGACGGGCATAAAGTACATTTTTTTACTACTTTATTTTTTTTACTGGGACTTGTAATCTTTGTGTAATTTTCATCTCTATATTTTTTATATGAAAATCTTCTAGCTAATGTACTCATTTTTTTGCAAATTCTGGCTGGTCTTGTTTCAGTTTTTCATTCTCTGTTCTCAAAACAAAATTTTTATCGGCCCAACTATCTAATCGTTCCGTTAAAAAAGTATTATGGGTAGTGAGTTCTTTATTTTCTTTTTTTAGTTTTCTATTCTCGTTAACTAAGTCTCGTATAATACTATCTTTATTTTCTGTAGTTGTTTCCATGTAACTCCTGTTGTTTGATTGCATATGTAGGACCATAACCAAGGTCTGTCATATTTTGATCTTGATAAACTTCTTCGCTTTTCATCCAACCTTTGTAGGTAAATTTTCTATCTAATCCTGTCATCAACACATAGACATCTATACCGCCATCATATTTTTTCTTTGGAGTCACCAGCAATTGACCCTCATTCATTTTTGTTGTTTTAATATCAATAGCAACACCATCAATATAACAATCCGCAGAACCTTTTCGTGGATGATAGGATAAATCAGGATAGCAATTCATCATTTTACAAAAAGCTATTTCGGATTTTGTTCCTGACTCAACAATTTCTTTATTAGTCTTTCGTGATGCCATTTTTCTGTTCACCACATTTTTAGTTTCACATTCGTGATAACGTCGATAAGCTAACTCTTTAGCTAATTCTATTTCTAAATCATTAAGCGATACAGAATGATTAATGTCAGGAAACCCCATAGTATCAAGTAACATCGTAGATACCCTTCTCTATCTTAACTCTATCTAATGCTTTTTCTTGTCGTAGATCATCCTGATGATGTGTTAATTGTAAAACCATTGCATTGGCTCTAAATAATTCTACTTCATCCATACATAAATCTTCTAAATGTTTTGAATATTCTCTATGATTAAAAGCATGCCATTCAGCTTCTTTACCTGTCTTGTTTCCTTTTTCTTGTATGCAAAGTTTACTGAATAAAACTTTCGTATATTTTTCTAAGTAATGCACTCTAGCTTTACATTCACCCATATATTCATTAGCATCAAAAATAGCTTTAGCTAATAACTCCCTGTCTATAGGTAATGGATTAGGTAAGGAAAATTTTTGTTTTTTCATATATATCTCTTATTTTTTTATTAGGGGAGGTTGCCCAATACTTTTTAGCCATTGGACTAATCATCAATCGATGTAGATGCCATTCTAATTCATTGTGCTGGTGTTGTTGTTCATGGAGTAAATGATGCATAGGTATGGTCCATTGATCTGAAACACGCTTACCCATCATAAATCTTTCACCAAGAAATTTAACGTGACAACATTGAACGCCTTCTGTGGCCCCCGTATAAAAACAAGGCTGTGATGCAACATGTTTTTGATGAGCCTTACTTATTATTATTTCTGACATTGATAACCGTATTTAAATCAGTGGATTTAACAACAATCCAAAAGCCTTTTCTATTTTTTTGACACAAAGCAATAACAGGTGTTTTATTTTCAACATCAGCCATTTTTTTTGTGTCATCATATAAAGTAAGCACACTATGTTTTTTCTTTTCAATCTTAATTATTTTTAAATTTTTGTTTTTTAACAATGGTGTACTCTTTATAATTTGGGTTTGGATTGCTCGTTGAATGTACGCCAATCCATTTGTATTTATTTTTACGATTTATAAAACTTGGCCAAAATTTTTCTAATACACATTCTATAAAAATACTCATAATAACTCTCCTTAAATATTTATATGTTTTCATCTTTGTAATTTCTAAAACTACTTGTCTTAGGTTTCTTAGCATCCTGTATTTGTTGCTTCCTCGTAGCAAAATAAGGTTCTAATAAAATACTAACAACGGTGTAATCATTTGGTGCAGTCTTAATTAAGTGACGCGTCAAAAAAGTTGATATAGCTAAAGAGAAAGTAGCGGAGGAAACTTTGCTATGCTTTTTTAACACGTCATCTAAATCAAGCAATACCGAAGAAAAATCTTTTTTAAAATTTTTATCTTGCGGTATCATCTGACGGACCCAACACAAAAGGAGGAAACAAAAGGTCCGAAACTCATTATCTGTTATTCCAGTTATTGTTATTTTGATAACCTTGATTATAACCTTGATTATTGCCTTGGTTATTACCTTGATTGTTTTGCTGGTAATTACCTTGATTATTATTTTGGTTATTATCCTGATCTGCTTTCCACGTATTTATTTCAGCATAATATTTACCGTCTCGATTTTGTTTCACATCAAGATTAATTTTTTCTTCTTTAGAATTTTGTAAATATTCTAGTAACTGAGGAACAACTATTCCTATTTTACATACAATAAATTCTACATTGGGCGCATTAATATATAAACCCGATACAAATTCTTTATTCTTTTCCATTATAACTCCTCGTTAAATTAATTTTGGAATGTGTTGTTGAACTCGCTTCTTCCCGTGAATAACAAATCCCTCCTGATTGAACACATTCCGCTTGTGATAAACCAACACAAACATTATCTATCCGCCATTGATAGTCAGGAGAACTGATAGATAAATTCATATTATCGTCTTTCATAATTACTTTTGTTTACTTGTTTGTAAGTCTCGTTTGTTTTGTTGCCTGATGCTTGATTGCCGTCATCTTCAAAGTCAGCTTCCAAGTTAAGCATTGCTTGAATATGGTATCTACGAAAATAAGATATTCCCGAACCAATTTGCTGTGCTGTAGAATTTGAATGACCTATAATAGATGTTGATGAAATAAATTGACCACTTGTTAAATGTGTAATGGTAGTTTCTAAAAAATTTAGACCTTCATTATATTTACATTGATAACTTATAGATATTCCATGTTTAATTAATGCATCTTTACAAGCCTTGTTAATATCTGCCAAGGTACTAAACTTATGTGGCTCACCAGTTTGTGTTTTAAAAAAATTATTTTGACCATTTTTTTCTAATGGTTCAAAATCTATTTTAGCTAATTCAATTGCTTCTAAAACTTTTTCAGTCATCTTTCCTCCTCATTACTTTGTTAATTAATTTTTCGATTTCATAACATTCACTATATTTTTTGAATTGTTTTGAACCCAAAGCTAAATCTTTTTTGGAATATTTTTTTATTTGTGTTTGATTATCGTCTTTAGGAAAACGAACAATGATAGCTTCATCTACTTCAATACCATCTTCAAGTTTAATTAACTCACTGTAGGCACCAAGCTGGATAAGATGATCACCGTACATATTTTTAGAAGTTTTAAAATCAATTAGAATATACTTGTCATCTTTTTTAACTAAAAGATCAGGACACCCACCACAATTTAATTTTTTACTTGTGTAAGTTTTTTCAGTCCAAATAACTTCACAATCATAATTGTTCCACCATTCTAAAAATTGTTGAAAACAATTATGTACCACAGGGTCTTTCGATATAAATGGTTCATTGCCTTTTATGTATTCTTCTGCAAGATTATGAAGGTCAGTACCTATGTCACCAGCTTTTTTCTTTTCTTCACGATAATCTAAACCGTTCATTCCGCATTGCCATGCCCAATGAATTAATGAGTCAGCGCTTTTATATCGACCAATCTTAGTCGTTACACCAGCAACTCGTTTACCGTCTATTTTATAAGCGATAGTAGGCACTAAATCGTCCCCCCGTAACTATTGTTTTCTAAAGCAAAAGATGAGTTACCAGTTGGAATTCTTTTTTCTATAATGTCATCAAGGTTATCAAGCATATCAATGCCTGAGTCATAAATTTCACCAAATTGTTGCTTTAAAGACCCTTTAGGACATTCACGGTGTATCTTATCTATCTCTTTATAAATAAGGTCTAGTCGTGTTCTAATACCCTGTATTTGTAAAAACGTATCATGTGTGATAGGTGTTTTTTGGGATTTAGATTTCATCGGTCTTGGTCCTTTTTGTTTAAGGGGTAGTTGACGCTACCCCTTTATTATTTTTAGCAATTAGTAACCCATCAAAAAAACCTTATGTTTCTTAATGTTTATAAACAATTAATTATTTTAATTAGATTTGTCAAGTTATTTTGACAATGTAAAGTTATATAGAAATTTGTTCTATTTTATAATCTTCGTCAAATAAAGTCGCTGTAGTTATTCGTGGATAAATAGCATTAAAACGGCAATTTTTTATAATAGTTGAAATATCTTTTAATTTACCATCTTTTTTGTTTTGTACTTTGCTTTGCCACCATTGAAAAACGCAAGTGCCATCTTTGTTAAATTCTAAAACTTGACCAAAATAAAACATATTATTTAATTCTCTTTGAACAAACACATCAACATTAAGTAATCTCTCTTTTAATTCTTTGTCCTCAATCCAATTTTTGTGGTCAAAATCAATAAGAGAAAAAGCAGGAATTTTATTATTTTTATGAGAACCCCAAAAAAATGCTTTTTGTGTTGGTTTTAAATATGCATTATTTAAAAAATAAATAACTTCTATTGGTTCATCATAATTTCTAGGCATAAAATGAAATTTTTCATAATCAAATTTCTCAATAATTTCTGTTTTAATGATATTGTCACTGATAATACGATTTATTTTTACTTGTAAAACTCTAGCTAATTCTTGCAGTTGCCAAAATTTGGCATCCGTATCGCCTTTTAAAATTGAATAAATAGTTTGATGAGACATTGACCCATAACCGATAGGTGCATCAGCAGTCATTAAAGATATTGATCTTGGTGTATGACCTTTTTCTTTAATTAACGCATTTAAGTTAATTAAATATTTTTTTTGATCTAAGAGTTTCATTTGCATAAAAAACTACCTTAATTCATAAATGTTTACAAACATTTTATTTATAGAATCTTTTTTACAATGTAAAGATAATTTGACAATTTTATTTAAAAATATATTTTGTCAAATATTGGATAAGATTTTCCCACTTTTCCAACAATAATTAAATTAGGACTTAGAAAGTTTAAAGTGAAATGCCCAAACTGTGATCATAATATGCAAAAAATACCCTTAACAAAGAACATGAAAAGAGTTTTATTGTTTATTACTGATTTTATACAATCCAACTCTTTAGCACCTAGTTTTGAAGAAATTAAAGATGGTGCAGGATTTAAAAATAAATCTGAAGTTGCAAGATATATTATGTGTCTCAAAGACAGAGGATGGTTAACTTATCAACGCTATAAAAAAAGGACAATACGAATTCTATGAATGGTTACATCAAAATAGATAGAAGTATTTTATATCATCCTGCATTACAAAAACGAGGACAAGAGTTTTGTGAGAAGGGTGCATTTATGTGGTTATTATTAGAAGCTAGCTTTGTTGATAGAGTGTACCGCATAAAAGATAAAACTATTTTTTTAAAACGTGGTCAATTGTGTTGTTCATTAACTTACATGGCCGAAGCATGGGGGTGGGATAAGTCTAGAGTTCAACGGTTTTTAGATAAATTAAAAAAATTTTCGACGATTTCAACCGATACACCAAACGATACACCAGCCGATACGCCAGACATCCTTACAATCTGCCATTATGACAAGTATCAAGATACACCAAACGATACACCAACCGATAACAAACATAATAAAGGATATAATAAAGGAAATAATACTATTGATGAAAAGGCTTTTGAGGAGTGGTGGAAGTCATTTAATTACGTTGGAAAAAATAAAGGTAGTACCGTTAAAGCTAAGACATTTTTTAAAAACACTAAGGATACTGAATTACTAAATAAAGTTAGAGATACGTACAATGATTTTTCTGCTTTTCAACAAAGTAAAAGTTTAGGTGTTCCAATGGTAGCGACATGGATTAATCAAAAACGATGGGAAAATTATACTATGTCTGAACCTAAAAGTGAATTTATACCAATAAAAAAAGATGATGCTTATTTAAAATGGGTTCCTTGGGTTAAAAAAGGAATGAGAAGTACAGCGATTAGTGATGACATGGTTTACCGAATGAAAGCAGAAAATTTAATTACCGAAGATGAATTTAAAGCATGGTAAAAAGAAAAAAGAAAAAAGTTGAGTTATCTGATTTTGGTTCTAGCCAACTAATTAAAGATGATAAACATAATGTTTTAATTCGTCCCGTTGATAACGCTAAATTTCACGTCGTCTATCCAAGCCAAGGACAACGACACTTACAACGTATCGACGATCACATACTCGTAGTCTACAAACGTAGAAAATTATTAAATCCAATCAACAGAGAAAGTAACGACAAACGATATTTAGCTGGCGCTCGAATTAGAGATTTAGCCGACAGGTCAAACATTCAGGAGAGAGTAACACCAAATTATACCAGCTTCCTAGCTATGGTACATTCAGGTAAAGAAAGTATTACCGTTGATAAAATAGATACCTACCAGCAGTTACATGATGCATTACGTTTTGCTATACAACATCAAAGTATTATTTGGGATTGTTGTGTTAATGATCAATCAGTAGGACGTAAGATAAATAAATTAAGAGAAGGTTTAGATACTCTTATCGAGTATTTTAAAATAAAGTAGGGCCCGAAGGCCCTAGATTACAAAAGATATAATAAAAATAAAACAGCAAGTAAAAGCAACCCAAAGCGTAAACTCACTGATTATCTTTATCCAAGTTAACATTAATTGCACTATCTAATCGTTTTAATTGTTCATCTTCAGGAAGTAAGTCAAAATCAGCAGGAAATTCTATACCTTGTTGGGTTTTAAGCATACGCTTTTTCCAAGCTATATCTTCCGCTTTAGTTTTTGTACCACCTAAAATGCTTCCTAATGAAGCTATCGTCGATGCTAATTTTAAATTACTAATGTCATCGGTCATAGTTACTCCTTTTTGTTTAAGTTATTTTTTCTACAGTTTCGTCAATTTTTACTAATTTGTAAGTAGTATTAAATTTATAATAAGCTGTTGGGTCCTCACAATGACTTTCAAATTTAATTGTTAATTCACTTTCATTTGTAGCATTAACAAAACCTACTTTGTCACCTTTTTTATTAGTTTCAATTTCAACGCTATCAACATAATTAATATTACTACTTCTTAAAAGTTTACTCCAAACATCTAGTAGTGTAGTTGATTTATTCATAATAACTCCTTTTTGTTTATAAACATTGTTATAGAGTATAACATTGTTATATGTCAAACAATATTATAAAAAAAGTGAATGTTCTATAAATGTAGGGGTTACAAACGTTGCAGAACTAAGGTAAAACGTTGATAACACTAGAATTCCGTTAAAAATTAAGGAAAATATGACACCAGAGATTAAACTTTGGCGGTCAGTGATTATCCAAGCTATTACAGACGCATTAGGGTTATTTTCTGAGGTAAATTACCAAAATCGCAAAATTAGACAGCAAGCCGTTGATTGGATGTCCAGCGAGGACATAAAATTAGTTTCTGACTATGCCGACACGTCGAAAGACTACATTGTGCACTTATACAACAGATTAAGGGCCCAAAGACACTTAAAACTACGAGATACAGAGGATTTACTTAAAAATGTTTTTTTTCGACCCAGACAATTTACAATTTACAGTAATGAGGGAGACAAATGATGAAGAACCAGCGGTTTTGGTCAGAATTGTCGGTTTTGCCAGCCATGACGAAGCAAATCTCTTTTCTAATCAACTTTTAGCCTTACATGGTGAAACGCAGAGTCAAACAGTACATTAGTGGAATGTGGTTTTTCGAAAAAACCCGAGAACAACAACAAGAACATCAAAAATGTCATATTTGTGGAGATATAGGCATTTTTAGTAATGATTACATGCATACATGGTATTGTAGTCAACATATGGACAACAAATGGAAAAAACAGGACGACCAAGCAAATATTCAGAAGAATTAATCGATAAGATAATGAATGAATTGGCGCATGGAGTCAGTATTAAAAAAGCATTAAAGAAACACGACGTTTACTGGGAGTCATTTAGGCAGTGGCTAAACAATCCTGAGTATCCTGATCTTCGTAAGAGATACACTGAAGCAAAAGCAGATGGTATTGAATGGATGATGGCAGAGACAACAGAACTATCCGAGAAAGCATTGGCCGAGTCAAAAGAAGAAAATAAAGCAGGCCGAACAAACAGAGATTATGTAAACATGATGCGACATCACATAAACCTTCAAACCTTCCGAGCAAGCAAGCTAGCACCAAGAGTATATGGTAATAAAGATCAATTGGAAATATCAGGGGTAGATGGTGGAGAGATCAAAGTTAGCTTCGAGAAGTGATTGGTCTGGTTTACTTCAGATGCTTGGACATATTGAACATAAAGTATCTATTAAAGAGAAAAAAGAGATAAAAGTAAGTAAAAAGAATAATAAAGGTAAAGAGGGTAAGAAGAAGTAATTGGCTGTAATACTGGGTAAATAGGGTGAGATAGGTCTAATAATCCAAAATTGAGGTCTTTTTAGTCTAATAACCTCACGAGAACTTAAAAATCTTAATAAAATTACTTAAATTTGTGAAATAAACTAAGAAATGGCAGTATTTAGCCATTAATATGGGATAAATAATCCTATTTTATAATTATTTGGCTGTTTTCTGCCGATTTAAGGGTAGGGCACCCCAAAAGAAATTTTAAAAAGAATTAGGGGAGTCTATCAAACACTTTGAACAGTCCATTCGAGGACCTTTTTTACAGGAGATATATGAGCACGAAAGTATGGGATAAGCCTAGACCTAAAAACCTTGGGAAACCTAAAACAAATAAAAATAAAAAGAATTATGCATCAGTGAAAGCACAGGCTGATAAAAAATTTGGTTCTAAAACTTCATTAGTAAAGAACATGTGGATTAGTAAGAAGTTATCATAATGGGTAAAAACATGAAGCATTTTACTAAGGATGGTAAATTATTTAAGGGAAATTATCATAAAATGTCAAACGGCAAATTACATACGGGCAAAACACATACAGCTTCTAGTAAACCGTTATTTCATTTAAATGAATTACCAAAAAAAATTCAAAAAAAAATTACATAAGAATTTTCTTCCCGTAGAAAGATAACAATTGCCGACTTATACTATTCCGTACAAACCAAGGAAACATCAAGCACAGTTACATCGTAAACTAAAACGCTTTAACGTCATTCCTGCACATAGGCGATTTGGGAAAAGTTATTTTTGTTTGGCAGAGACATTAAAGAAGTGTTTTGAGTGCCAGCTTCCAAACCCTCGGTATTATATAATATCGGCTACGTATTCTCAGGTAAAAAAAATACATTGGGATACGCTAAAATTTTTAACAAAAAATATTAAGGGAACTACGTATCACGAGACAGAACTTCGTTGTGATATGGTAGGGGGAAGAAGAATACAGCTTTTAGGGGCCGACGGAAATAGCGTTGACTCTATTCGTGGAATTTTCGCGGATGGTGTTATTCTTGATGAGTGTCAGTTACTCCATAAAGATTTATTAAATAAGGTTTTACGGCCAGCTTTAGTCGATAGACACCAGATGGATAAAAAATCTGGCTGGTTAATTGCAATTGGGACTCCCTCTGGGCATAATTTTTTCTATCAATTGTATATGAATAATAAAGGCCATAAAGATTGGTTTGTTAAAAAGTACACGGTAGAAGATACAAAGATAATACCAAAAGACGAGTTGGACAATCTAAAGAATATGATGTCCCCTGAAGAATATGCTACCGAGTTTATGGTAGATTTTGACGCTGGAGTCGTTGGCGGTATTTATACAAAATCAATGCAGATGGTGGAAAATGAAAATAGAATTACTAATGTTCCTCACATCGCAGAGTTACCCGTTACAACATTTTCCGATATTGGATTTCGTGATGCTTTTAGCATTGTTTTTATTCAAAAGGTAGGTTCGGCTATACATGTTATTGATCATTTAGAAGGGTCAGGAGAAAGTTTAGAATACTACGCTAATAAATTAAAAGAACTACCCTATACTTATGATAATCATTTCGCTGGGCATGACATAGTGGTTACTGAGTTGGGGTCAGGAAAAAGCAGGCAGGAGATAGCATCTAATTTAGGATGGTTTATACAGCCTGTTCCTAAACTAAAAATAGAGGATGGAATAAACTCTTTACGAATGTCTTTAAAACGATGTTATTTTAATAAAGATAAAACAGACTACCTCATTAATTGTTTAAAACAATACCGATGGAAGAAAAATCAACTAGGAGAGCAAACGTCAACACCTCATCACGGACCTGAAAGTAATTCATGTGATGCTATGAGGTATATGAGTATAGGATTGAACGAGTCAAGCGACTGGTCCAGTAAACTTAATTACGGGCCTTCTGGGATAATTTAGAAACCTTTTTTTCTAAAAAGGCAATACGTTTATCTTTTTCGACAATCTGTTCTTTGAGATTTAGACCCCAAGCCAACTGGTTATTCACGGGCCTACGGCCATTGTAATAATTACCGACGGCTGTTCGGGTAATACCGACTTCCTTCGCCAGCTTCCCTTGGGATATACCAAGAAATTTTAATAATTTTCTAAATTGAAATTTAGTCATATAACACTGTTACACTACAACAATATATTTATCAATGAAATTAAACAAAAAAAAAGAACAAGAACTAAAAGGCACAATTACACGCGAAATAACTGATGCTTTAGGCTATCAAAACGGTAAACTGGTTCAAGAACGTTCTCTAGCCTTAGATTATTACAATTCGGAACCATTTGGTAATGAAGTAGAAGGCAGATCACAAGTTATAAGTAGTGATGTTTTAGAAGCCGTAGAAAGTGTGCTTCCAAGTTTATTACGTATTTTTACCGCAGGAGACGATATTGTTAAATTCGAACCTGTAGGTCCTGAAGATGAAGAAGCATCTAAACAAGCTACAGAATATATTAATCATATAATATTTAAAGAAAATGACGGCTGGAAAATATTTTATACGTGGTTCAAAGATGCATTAATCCAAAAAAACGGGTTTATAAAACATTATTACAAATACGAGGATGAATTCCTCAAAGAGTCTTATAAAGGCCTTACAGAGATAGAATATCAGGCTTTATTGATAGATGATGCTGTTGAAGTAGTTGACGTTGAAGAAGTCATTGAAGAAAAAATGGTGATGACTGAACAAGGCGAAATGGCAGACACCCAAACTGTCTTTAACGTTGATGTTCGACGTAAATCATCATCAGGTAAAATTTGCATTGAAAACGTTCCTCCCGAAGAAATGCTAGTTTCTAAACGTACCAAAACTTTAGCTGATGCGCCTTACATTGCACACCGATTAAAAAAAACGGTTAGTGATTTAATTGGGGAAGGGTACGATAGAAAAAAAATAGAAGATATACCATCATACGCAAACTCAACATGGAATGAGGAGTCGCTAAGTCGTAACTTATTTGATGAAGAAAGTTACATGGATGAAAGCGCTGACCCTTCTATGCGCGAAGTTTTATATTATGAAAATTATATAAGAACAGATATTGATAATGATGGTGTAGCAGAACTATTAAAAGTTTGTACCGTAGGAGATACAAACGAAATTTTACATGTAGAAGAAATATCATATATTCCTTTTTCTACTATTACACCGATTATTAATCCGCATCGTTTATTTGGAATGAGTGTTGCAGACCTTGTTATGGATTTGCAACAAATTAAAAGTGTACTTTTAAGACAGTTACTCGACAACGCTTTCCTAATGAACAATTCACGCGTATTAGCTGTTGACTCACAAGTAAATCTTGATGACTTATTACAATCGCGCGCAGGCAACATTGTAAGAGTTAAATCACCTAATGCTGTTGTTCCATTACAAGCACAAAACTTTATGCAAGAAGGTTTGGCAATGATGGAGAAAGTTGATCAAATAAAAGAACAACGTTCAGGCATTAGTAGGATGCAACAAGGTTTGGACCCTAACACAATTCAGAAGTCACATACTACAGCTACAGGTGTTAAAGAAGCTATGGCATCGGCTGGACAGCGTATTGAAACAATTGCTAGAGTGTTTGCCGAAACAGGTATTAAAGATTTAATGAATTGTTTGTTAAAATTAACAACACAATATCAAGATTATAAAAAAGTAATAAAGATTAGAAACAATTACGTTCCAATAGACCCAAGAGAGTGGAAAAATAAATTTAATTTAACAATAAACGTGGGGTTAGGAACGGGTAGCCATGAGCAACGGTTACAAATATTAGGTCAAATATTAGGCATTCAAGAAAAAATAATGATGTCAGGTAGTAAATTAGCAAATGAACAAAACATCTACAATACGTTAGAGCGCATGGTTCATAATGCTGGGTTTAAATCCCCGCAGGAATTTTTTACAAATCCTGAAACACTTCCACCTGAACAGCCTAAAGACCCAATGCAAGAAAACCCGTTGCTTATCGCTACACAACAACAAATACAAGCTGACCGAGAAAAGAACATTGCTGAATTGCAATTGAAAAAAGAAAAGATGGAAGCTGAACTTGAATTAAAAAAACAAGAACAAGTAGCCGAGTTAGAATTAAAAAAACAAGAAATGTTAGCAGAGTTACAAATGGAAAGAGAAAAGATGAATAGAAAAGCACAGATGGGAACTTTATAATGGTACAGTTTACACCTTTTGGCGAGTCATCTTTATTTTCTACTATTGCAAGTGGAGGTGGTACACCTTTAGGTGCAGTCCCTATGACTTTTGCAACAGCAACACCTTTTAAATTTAGTTCAGACCCTATAATTCCTGAACCAGATACACCAGAAAGTGATTTTGACATGGGAGTATTTTGTTCCATGCCAGCTAATGCCAATCATCCAATGTGTGTTCAAAATGATAATGGAAAAACTTTTGAAGAAGAACGAGCAGAAGAATTATACCTTCCAACAGATGAAGAAATAGCAAACATGACAAATGAAGAATACATTCAAAATCTTGTTGATAGAGGACGACTAAGTAATTCTATACTTGGGTATTTACCAAGTAAAGGTAACATGGTTAAATTACGAACAGGTCAAATGCCTATGAGTCCTTATTTCACTTTAGCATTTGGTAAATTACAAGAAGCAAAAAGAAATAAAATATTACAAGAATTAAAAAAACGTGGCTTCTTAGGTGATTTGCCTGCTAACCCTATATTTGAACCTGATGGTGGTTTACGATTTGATATAACTGGTAGTGGTCAAACAAACGCAGATAGAACACAAGGTGGTTTGTTAATGATTAATGATGGTGTTAAACCTTATAAAGAAACTAAAGGAACGCCAATAAGTAATGCATATATTGGTAATATAGATGTAAATTCATATTTAAATTCAAAAAAACAAGAAGATTTAAAAGATGAATTTAAAAATATAAGTACAGGTAAATTTATTAATGAATTTAGAAAACAAGATGGGTATTTTTCACCAGCACAAACAAGAGATAGAGAAAAATCTTACGCACAAGATCAAGGTAAAAAAGGAACTTACTCTTACAGGGCAAAAGGTAGATGACCCCAGAACAAGAAATACAACGATCTAATGACGCTAAAGCAATTATTGACAATCCGCTTTATCAAGAGTCATACACAGAATTACGAAAAGAGTTAATCAATGAATTATTAGATACTCCCCTTCGTGATACGGAAGCAAGAGAAAAAATTTACATGATGGTAAAGATGCTTGATTCCGTACAAACCCGAATACAATCCATAATGGAAACGGGAACAATACTTAAAGAATAGGTAAAATATGGCTGACAATCCTACACAGGAAACAGCGGTTACTGACGACGCTACGGTTCAAGAACCAGTAGCACAAAAAAACTTATTAGGTGAATTCGAGAACTTTATAACCGCAGAGAACGAAGCACCAACACAATCGGCTGAACAGGACGCGAAAGCACAACCAGACGCAACCGAAAGTGAACCAACTCCCGACGATTTGGAACTAGAGGAAATTGACGACAACTCCCCAGCAGAAGCTAATGAGGAACTTTATACAGTCAAAGTAAACGGCTTAGAAGAAAAAGTTAACCTTAATGAACTTCTTGCAGGATATAGTAGGCAAAAAGATTACTCGACTAAAACACATCAGTTAGCAGAAGAACGTAGAGGTTTAGAAACCGAACGAACTAAAACGCAAGCTGAAATGGAAGCGGTCAAAAAAGAACGCGATGACTACGCAGTAAAACTAAAATCTTTTATTAAACAAGACACAGAAGAAAAGATTGATTGGGACCAATTGTATAGAGACGACCCGATTGAATACGTTCGACAAAAAGCTGAGTCTGATAAAAAGAAAGAAGTACGTCAACAAGCGGAAGCAGAACTAAAGCAAATAGAAGCAAAACAAAAAGCAGAAACAGAAGATAAATACAAACAGTATGTAACTTCCCAGTCTGCTTTGTTACAGGAAAAAGTACCTGAGTATGCTGACCCCGTAAAAGGTGATAAGCTAAAATTAAGTGTAAAGAATTACTTAAATAATATTGGATTTAGTGATCAAGAATTGAGCATGTTAACCGATCATCGTACTGTTATGGTAGCGATAGAAGGTATGAAATATAATCAATTAAAGAAAGCTAAGTTAGATGGAAAAAAAGTAAACAAGGTTCCTAAAGTTTCTAAAGCTGGTGTTCCTACTTCTAAAGAAGATGTTAATTACGAAACTCGTCGCACAAGTTTTAAACGTGCTAAATCTGGCAAGTCAGAGGACATGCTAGATGCGTTTATGAACGTAATCAACTAACTATATAGGAGAATATATATGGCACAGCCAACAAATACTTTTGACTCTTATGACAGTGTAGGAAATAGAGAAGATCTTCAGAATTTAATTAGCCTCGTTGCGGTTACTGAGACGCCTTTCCTCTCGTCATTAAAGACTCAAAATATTAATTCCACATACCATGAATGGCAGACACTAGCTTTAAGTAGTGTTGCTGATAACAAAGTAATAGAGGGTGACGAAGCAACTTTAGACGCTTCTCTAACTACCGCTAGAGTAGGTAACTACACGCAGATTTCTGATAAAACTGTTGTAGTATCAAACACTTTAGATGCGGTTAACAGAGCAGGCAGAAAAAAAGAAAAAGCCTTCCAAATGTTACACAAGTCCAAAGAATTAAAAAAGGACATGGAACACGCAATGATAGGTCTAAACAATGGCCAAGTTGCTGGTAACGGTTCAACAGCAAGAGAACTAGGTTCTTGTCAAAGCTGGATTGCAACTAACGACATCATGGGTTCGGCAGGTTCACCAGCATCACCTACTGGAAACGGTACTGATGCAAGAACTGATGGTACCCAAGCAGTTTTCACTGAAACAATGTTTACTAATGCCTTAGACTTAATTTTTGAGTCTGGTGGTAATCCTGACACTGTTCATGTTGGAAGTTTTAACAAAAGAAAAATGAACGCTTTTACTGGTAGAGCAGACGCTAATAGAAGTGTTATCGATAACAACGGTATGATCAATGATTACTTTGATGTTTACCGAGGTGACTACGGTACATTAAAAGTTATTCCAAACAGATTAGTAAGATCAAGAGATTGTCTAATCCTAGAGTCTGATAAATGGGCGATTGGTTATTTAAGACCATTCACTACACAAGATTTATCAGTAACAGGTGACTCTCAAAAATCACAACTAATCGTTGAGTACACACTTGTTAGTGAAAATGAAAAAGCTAGTGGTGGTGTATTTGATTTAACTACTTCGTAAATTTTAATTAAGGGGAGGGGGTATAAACCCCCTCTTTTTAAAAACTAGGGTCCCTATATGTTTTTCTAAAACCAAAATGTATTGTAGCTGGATGACGACCAAATATATTATTTTTTATCCATCTTTTAGTTTTAGAATTATATTTAACTTTAAACCATCTTGGTCCATCGTACCAATTGTATTGTTTATAATGTTCAATACGACCGTTTTCATCAGGGACATAAAGATTTTTTTGTTCACCGTAAACATCGTAATTATTTGTTGGAATATCTTTATCATGTTGAACAGTTACAACATCGTTTTCATATTTAATAACAGTCATAGCATAACTATCACTACCAATTGAATATGTAACACCTTGACCTACAAAAATGTTAGTATTAATTTTTTCTTTAGTATTTAACATCGTTTTATCCTTTTGTTTAATTAAAATGGTTACAACCTATGGCAAACATAACTAATCTTTTGTTGTCATAAACAAAATCTGTTTTACAAATTCTAGGAACAGCATATTTTGTAGTAGTACCCCATTGTTTGTAGCGATTAATTGTTTCAGAATAAATTTCATTAATTTTATTTTCATAATTATTGATTTCTTCTTCTGTAAGTTCTAAGCACTTGCTTGTAGCACCTAACCATTCGCCAGCATGATTAGTTTCAACACGACATTTTAATTTAGCAATACCTAATTGTTTTGCTAAATCTTTTAATTGTTTTGTATATTTGTTCATAACAATGTTATACCCTATAACAATGTTATATGTCAAATAAATAAATAAAAATAATTTTTAACCCTAAAAAACCTAGGAAATATGCCAAATTTTACTAAATTTAACCAAGCCTTTAATCCAGCCGATGTGCAAGAATTCTTTCATTATGACGAAGCGGAGGACAAGTCTATTATTTATAAAACGCAAGATGTGGAACCTATTTTAAATATGAATAAAATAGAAATGAACCACATCGATCAAAGCGGTGATATAATGAAACATGTTGCTTGTATTCCTAGAATAGTAATTGATCAATGGCGTAAAGAAGGAATAAATTTTTTTGATAAAAACGATTGGCCAAAAATAAAACAAAAATTAAACAGTAACGAATTTATGTATTTTAGAACACATCACGGAGAAATTTAATGGCATTAGATACATTTGCAAATTTAAAAACATCAATAGCAAATTATTTAAACCGCGATGATCTTACATCTTACATACCTGATTTTATTGCATTAGCAGAAGCAAGACACGGTAGAGATTTACGTTTACGTATTATGGAAAGTGTTGGTACATCAACAGCAACAGGTGGTCAAAACTATATTGATTTACCAACTAACTTTTTAGAGTTTAGATATGTTGCGTTAAATACATCACCAAAAATAGTTTTACGATATATGTCACCTTTTGAATTAACAAAAAATTATGGTGGTGTTACAAGTGGAGAACCTATCTATCAAACAATTATAGGTGAAAAATTATACTTTGGTCCTAAACCTGATAGTTCGTATTCTATTGAGTGGGCCTATTATTCTAAACCAACAGCGTTAAGTGATGACAATACAACTAATGCTATTTTAACAAACCATCCTGATTTATATTTATATGCATCGTTATTAGAAAGTGCACCTTTTTTAATGCAAGATGAACGATTAGGTGTTTGGGCAGAATTATATAGGGAAGCTGTAAGAGTAGCGAATACATCTGATGAGTCTGGGCGACATTCTTCGGGCCCATTACAAATGACAGCTAAGAGTGTAGGATGATTGAGTTCGGTCAGTTAATGTCTGACATGCCTTCTTTTCAAAATAGAGGAAGCATGAAAGTGGACAATGTTATTCCTTTAGCGAAAGGGTATAAATCTTTTCCATCATTTACAGAATTAACAACAACAGCTTTGACAGGACCAGCCGTAGGATTACATACGCAATTAAGTGCATCAGGTACAACGAACTATTGCGGTGATGCAACAAAATTGTATCAAATGAATTCTAGTATTGTTTTTGTCGATAAATCCATATCAGGAGGTTACAATAACTCAACTACAGAAAATGCTCGTGACTTTTGGTCCTTTTGCCAATTTGGTAACAGAGTTATTGCTACTAACTTTGCTGATAATATTCAGTCTTTTGTAGAAGGAACATCTACTGCTTTTGCCGATTTAGTTTCACTAAAAGCTAAATATGTTGCTGTTATAAGAGACTTTGTTTTTGCTGGATACACAAATGAAAGTGGCACCACATACTCAAACCGCGTAAAATGGTCAGGGATAAATGACCCTACCACGTTTACCCCATCACAGACTACTCTTTCTGACTCCCAAGATTTACCAGACTCAGGTAATATACAAGGAATAGTAGGAGGTGAAAGTTTTGGTGTTATCTTTACAGATAAAGCAATTTTTAGAGCAGACTTTATTGGTGCACCGTTGGTCTTTCAATTTTCTAAAGTAGCAGATAATATTGGGGCCTTTGCACCCAAATCAATTGCAAGTGTAGGTAGTGATGTATTCTTTTTATCACAAGATGGATTTTATAAAATTACTAACGGTTCAAAAATTACACCCATATCTAAAGGTAAAATTGATGAATTTTTTTTCGAGGACTTATCAAGTAACTTTGACGGAATATGTTCGGCTATTGATACTAACAACAGTTTATATGTTGTTTCTTATCGTGGTTCTGGTGCTACTGGTTCTAGTACAATTAATAATAAAATGCTTGTTTATAATTACGCAACTGACTCATGGTCAACTTGTTCAGGACAAGATTTAGATTTTATAGGTACAGCTTCCCAAGAAGCATTTACAACATTAGAAAGTTTAGATGTACTAGGGTCATTAGATGATTTACCTAGACCATTAGACTCTTATTTTTATCAAGAAGGTGTCCTTGGTTTAGCAGGATTTTCAAGCGCTAAAAAGTTTGGTAAATTTATGGGTGGGTCAATGACCGCTACCGTCGATACAACAGAGTTTGAAGGTGCTGAAGGAAAAAGATCAACGTTAATTAACGCACGTCCAATTGTTGACGCGAATGGAGAAAACACGACAATAACAGTTACGCCAATCTCTCGTTCCTCCCAAGCAGATAGTTTAACTACAGGAAGTGCCGTAACCGTAAAAGCATCTGGTGATTGTCCTTTACGTACTAATTCAAGGTATCACCGATTAAGAGTTATCGTAAATGGAAATTTTACGAATATGCAGGGTGTTGATGTCGAAGCAAGACCCGAAGGAAAACGATAATGGCTGGCCAATTTCAGGCTGTCCCGTTATCTAATCCAGTAGAAGAAGATCATCGACGACAAATAGCCATTGTTACAAACAACTCCTTAGATGGAAAATTAAACAGTACAGGCTCAATAACCTTAACCGCGTCAACAACGACAACAACGTTAAATGATAAACGTTTAGGTGGTGATAGCGTTATTGTATTTATGCCAACAACGTCAAACGCGTCGGCAGGAATAACTAGCTTGTATGTGTCCGCACAAGGAAAACAAACCGCAACACTAACGCATGCAAACAATGGTCAAACAGATAGAACGTACAAATACATCATCATCGGATAGAATAATTTCTTATGTTCCTCCTAAGAATGTTCATATTATATGGGGGCAAGTAGAACCGTTATTATTGAAAGCGGTCATGTATGATGACTTTTCGTATAATGGTCAAAACTTATTAGACGGTATTTTGCAAAAAGATATGCAATTATGGATAAGTTGGACACATAAAGTAGAGTCGGCCGTTCTAACGCAAATAATAGAGTATCCTAAATTTAAAGTATGTCGTTGGTTCTTAGCTGGTGGTTCTAATATGAAAAAATGGTTAGATCAAATGACATCACAAGTAGAAGATTGGGCCAAAGAAAATAACTGTAAACGTATCGAATTAGTCGGACGTAAAGGATGGATAAAAAAATTAAAGGATTATGAAGCTAAACATATTGTTATGACAAAGGAATTAAAATGAGTAAAAGTGCAGGAACGCAAACAACACAACAAATTACGGAACCTTGGCAAGTACAAGCACCGTATTTAGAAAAAGGATTTCAACGCGCGGAAGAATTATTTAATTCTGATGTACCTAATTATTACCCTAATGATACATATGTTCCTTTTGCCAATGAAACAGAGACAGCGTTACAATTAGCAAAAGCAAGAGCAACACAAGGTAATCCATTACTTAATAAATCACAAACTTACGCAGACAATGTAATGAGTGGTGCTTTTCTTAATCCATCAACAAACCCGTATTTAAATAATTTATTTAATACTATGTCGAATAAAGTAACCGCAGGCGTTAATTCCAACGTAGCACAAGCTGGACGTTATGGTTCCCCTGCACATACTGGAATGGTAGCAGACTCTTTAGGTAACTTAGCTAATCAAGTGTATGCCGATAACTATAACAGAGAACGTGCTGTTATGGACTCTATGTCTATGAGAGCACCGCAACTTGGTGAAATGGATTACAACGATATAGCTAAATTACAAACTGTCGGTAGTGCTAGAGAAGAATTAGCAGAAAGACAACTTGGTGATGCGATGAAACGATTTGAATTTGAGCAACGTAAACCATACGAAAAACTACGAGAGTATCAAGCAAGTGTTGGTGGTCCTTTTGGAACATCACAATCTACCATAACACCAATGACAAGAAATCCTATTATGGGAATACTAGGCGGTGCTTCTAGTGGTGCTGGTATTTACGATATGATTAATGCTACAGGTTCGGCTAATCCATACTTAATGGGTGGTGCTTTACTAGGCGGATTAGGAAGTTTTGCATAATGGGTGCATTAGAAAAATTATTATTTCCTGATTTAACAAATAATCCTACAGCAAATTTACTAGGTATTGATGCAGTAAGACGAGCAAGAGGGAGAGGGTTATTAGATGCTGGATTAAAAATGACAGCTTTAGCTGGTAAAAGACCAGCAACAGAAAATATTAATCCTGCAATGATTTTACAAGCTGGCGTAGAGTCAGGAATGAATACTTATGATAATTCAATTAATAGAGCAACACAACAATTACAAACAACAACCGCTTTAAATAGTGAAGTACAAGCAAAAGACACTTTTAATAGTTTAATTGCAAGTGATTTTTTAAATGACGAAGAAAAAGCATTTGCTTTAACATTAGGACATGAAAAAGGCGCTAAATTTATTGCTGATCTTTACATGAATAAACAAAAAAATTTAGATAAAGTTCCTAGTGTAAAAGAAATGATAGTAATGAATACGGAAACTAATACACCCGTATTAAAAGAAGATGGTTCACCATTAAGAGAATATGTCAGTGTTAAAGATATTTTAGCTAATCCAAGTAAATATCAAATACCAGATAAAGAAGGAACCTATGCTAAAAATATCCGTGACTTTGAAAATTTATTAGGCCGTCAATTATCATTTGAAGAAAAACAAAAATACATCATGGCTGTAATGAACGGCAATGAAAAGAAAATTAGTGTTACAACAGATGATAGTGGAAACACAACATTTACTATTGGTGGCGATGGTCAATCAATGCAACCAAAAACTAAACAAGATTTAGAAAAAGAAATTGTTTTAAATACAAAAAATTATCAAGCATTTGAAAGATTACAAAATGCATGGCGACCAGAATTTTCAGAAATACCAACAAGACTAGGTATGAGTTGGAATTCTTTTAAAGACTCATTAGGTGATTGGAATGTATTTGGTGATATTTCTGAAAAAGATAAGCAGTTAATGGCTGATTATTATGCATGGGAACAACAAGCATGGGACGTAACAAATCAATACATTAAAGCTATTACAGGTGCACAAATGAGTGAAGCAGAAGCAAAAAGAATTATGCGCGCTTTACCAGACCCAAGAACATTTAGTGGTTCACCAACAGAATACCAATCTAAATTAGAGGGTGTAATGAAAAATGCTAGGCTATCAATTATTCGTAGTAACCTATTGTTAGCTTCAGGTTTTGATGCTTACAATAGTAATGGTAAATTTGTACCAGAACAGTTTATGATTTTAGCAGATGTCCAAAGTACATTTAATAAAATTGGTAATCAAATGTTTCAAGATTTAAGAAAAGATGAAGCATACGATAGTTACACTGATCAACAATTAATAGATTTAGTTACAACAGATTTAGAAGCAAAAATTGGAACAACAAAAGATACATCACAATATGATGTTAATTATTCGGATATATTAAATTTATGAGTGAGCAAACAATAGACTTCTTTAACATGTTATATGAAAAAACAGATACATCAAAAAAAGTAAATAATAACATTCCTGAAAATGCACCAGTAATGAAAGCGGACACTGGTCCTATAATGAATTCAAGTAATAATGACTCTAAAATGGATGGTATGTATGCCCCAATTTTAGAAAACAATTACATAGATAATTCAGGTATAGCCGTAGGGTCTTTACCGCGTGATAGTTTTTACACAGTTCAAGCATACGCAAAAAGTAAATTTCCTGAAATGCCATTAGAAGAATCAATGAAACGTTTTGGTGTAGCAGATGGAAGAATATTTTATATGGGGACAGATAACAAAAGATATTATGCAACGCCTAATTTTTCTGCTGTAGTACAAAATCCAGCTAATATTGATGAATTTGCTTTACGTGGTACAGGTCCAGCTATTCCAATTGTTACAGGAACAGGCGCAGGCATGGTAGGTATGACAACAGGGCCCGTTACAGGCGTAGCTTCTGCTGTGGCTGGTGGTGGTGCTGGTGATGTTATTAGACAAGGATTATCAAATTATTATACAGGCGAAGAAATGCCAATAGGTCAACGTGTTGGTTATGTTGGTAAATCTGCTTTAATGGAAGGCGGAGGTCAATTAGCTGGTAATATATTTAATAAAGCAATTAAAACTGTTTTAACTAAAATGCCAGATAGATTGGGTAAGAAGTTTGCTATATTTGATACAAAAGCAAAAGATGAAATAGTAAATATATCCAATAAACATGGCATTAAATTAACAACAGCAGAAATAAGTTCAGACCCAGCGCTTATTAGGATGCAAAAAATGTTGGCAGGCGTTTCGGGTAGTGATGAAATCTTAGAGTCATTTTATAACATACGAAATAAAGACGTACAAAACGCTTTGTTAAATATGTTTGAAACACTTAATACAAATAAAGCATCGGCTAATTTAATTTATAAATCAGGCATTGAGTCGGCAGGAGAAGTAATTACAAAAGAAAATAAAATTTTAAAAGATCAAGCAAAAGCCTTATATACAAAAGCCTACGAATATAATAATGTTAATACATCAGAAACATTAGAATTATTAAATACTTTAATTAGTAAAGCAAAAGGCAACAATCTTTCTCAATTACTTAAAGTAAAAAACATGTTGTTTAAAGATGTTGATATGCCAGTTTCAGGTCCTACAATGGGTGGTAATTTACCATCACAAAAAAAATCAGTTGTAGAAACTAGCTTAGAAGCATTAGACGGTGTTAAAAGAGAAATAGACGACATTATCAATCAAGCTGGTAGTAGTGACAAATCTATTGCCCCAGCAAATGCAGTTAACTTTGTTAAACTAAAAGAAATGTTGTTAAAAAACATGGACGATGTTTCGCCTGAATATGCAAAAGCAAGAGGTATATACGAAGCAGGAAAGCCAAGTATAACAGCTACCGCTACAGGCATGGTAGGATATATTGCAAAACAAAATCCTAACAGATACATTGATATTGGTAATATGTTGTTTAATTCTAAAACAAGTAGTGTTGCAGATATTAAAAACGTTAGACAAGCATTTAATAAATTTGGATACAATAAAGAATTTGATCAAATTGTTGGTGCTTATTTAGAAGAAAGTTTTGAAAAAATATTAAAAGATGAAGTAGTTGGTCAAAACTATAACCTTGCTGGTAAATTTTACAATAAATTATTTGGTAATGAAAAACAACGTGCCATGATGTTAGAAGCTATGAGCAACAATCCTAACTTTGCTCGTGACTTTGCAGACTTAATGTTAGTGTTTAATGGCACACAAAAAGCAATGAAGTCAGAAAGTATTACCGCATGGATGCAACAAGCTATGAAAGAATTTGCTGATGAATCTAAATCATTAACAGGTCAAGTAGTTAAGACATTAGAAATTTGGAACCAGCCATCACGAATAGCAGGGTTCTTAGATGATTTAAAGAAAGATAAAATGGCTGTTAAATTTGCTAACATGCTTACAACAACAGAAGGCAGAAAAGAATTAGCAAAATTAAGAGACATAGGAATTAACACAAAAAAAGGCGTAATTGTGTTCACACACTTTTTAAATGGAGGAACAATTACCAATTTAACAGAAGGTCCTGAAAAGGATGTTGAAATGGGCCAAATGGAAAAAGGGAGTTATTAAAAAATGGCAATTAAAGATTATTCAACAACAGCAAGTAGCAATAGTACATTAAGCGGAATAAGTGTTGCTGAAGGAATGGCACCATCGTTAGTTAATAACGTTATTCGTGCTGATATGTCTGCACAAAAAGAACAATGGAGTGACAAAGAATGGTTTACTTTGGGAGACGGAAATACTGTCAACACTTACACTAGAACAGGTGCTACAACTGTTACTATTGGTGCTGATGTTACAAGCAGTCATCACGTAGGCAGGCGTGTAAAAGTAACAGGTGCAAATACATCAACAACAGGTATCTTTGGTAAAATAGCTTCCAGTTCTTATTCTTCACCAAACACAACAATTACAATAACATTTGACTCAGGGTCAATCCACGCAAGTGACAGTAACCCAGTTTTATATCTTGGTTCAACATTCGTTGGCCCATCAACACCTGTCATCGATACAGACGCCATGACAGAGGATAGTGCAATACTGCCTCCTTCACAGCAATCGGTTAAAGCATTTGTAGAGTCTGGTACTGTTACCATGACGAACAAAACTTTAACAAGTCCAGTTCTTAACACATCATTATCTGGTACAGCTTTTAAAGATGAAGATAATATGTCATCTAATAGTGCTACTGCTGTTGCTTCTCAACAAAGTATTAAGGCTTATGTTGATACTCAAATTACAGCACAAGATTTAGATATAACAACTGACTCTGGTAATATTGATATAGACCTTGATAGTGAAAGTTTAACTTTAACTGGTGGTACAGGTATTGATACTTCGGCTACTGGCTCTACTGTTACTCATGCTATTGACTCAACAGTTGCAACTTTAACAGGAACACAAACTCTTACAAATAAAACTATTAATGCTCCTACTATTACAGGAGATACAACAATGTCTGGCGATCTAGCAATAGATACAGATACTTTTACAGTAGATAGTTCTTTAGATCAGGTTGAAATAAATGGTTATCTAACTGTAAATGGTAGTGGGGTAGATGTTAACACTACAATTTTCCCTAATGGTATTTTAATGGAAGATTCTAAAGCAATTAGTTTTGGTTCTGGTTCAGATTTTGAATTAAGACATTCTATAACAGGTGGTGATGATGTTTTAAATTTAAACTTAAAAGATACGGATAATCATTTTGGTATTTATGATGGTCTTACAGAATTAGTAAGATTTACTGGCACTGGGAAGGTTGGTATAGGTACAGCTTCTCCTAGTACAAAATTACATGTCAACGGAGATATTACAGCAGACAATGGTAATATTACTGTTTCTGATGGCTCTAATTCTACAGCGATTAATCTTGGTGGAACATTAACTTTTGACTCAAATAATTTTAGTGAGTCAAGTGGTACTGTAAGTATTAAAACAGCAGGTGTTGGTAACACAGCAGTTGCGACAGGAATTGATGCTACTAAAATAGCAGATGGAAGTGTAACAAACACAGAGTTTCAATACATTGGTGGTTTAACAAGTGATGCACAAACGCAATTAACTGGTAAACTAACTGCAAGTAATAACCTTAGTGATGTTTCCTCTGCATCTACTTCAAGAACAAATCTTGGTCTTGGCACAATATCAACACAGGCTTCTAACAATGTTTCTATAACTGGTGGAGCTATAAGTGGTTTATCTTTGCCAACAGCAGACACCGAAGCAAGTTCAAAATTGTATGTAGATAATGCAATCGCAGGAATGAGAACAAGAATTATTACTAAGGTTGCTACAACAGGTAATGTTAATTTAACAAATGGTTTAGAAAACGGAGATACTATTGATGGTATTTCACTTTCTACTGGTGATAAAATTTTAGTTAAATCACAAACAGACGCAACAGAGAATGGTATTTATATTTGTCCTAGTTCTGGTACTGCATCAAGAGATACAAATTATGACACAGTAGAAGAACTCGCAGGTCAAATGATTGTTGTCCAACAAGGCTCAACAAATGCAGATAAAATATTTTTATGTACTACTGATAATTCTGGCTCAATAGGAAGTGTAGATATTGTGT